TCTTTCCGTAAAGTATTCTGCATTGTTTCTTACTTCTTCTCTAAGGTGCTGAGCTTCTTCCGTACTTAAAGCTGTTCCTGTTTCTGAAGTCTTAGAATAGATGTTACCGTTTTCCGTTTTAAAGCGTAAATAAGGTATGCACATATGAAACGCCCATGAAGGCAAACAGTCGCCAATATACTCATCTACTAAAGTCTTGTAAGCTCCTGCTAAAGTTCCTGCTGTAATTTCAGCTTCTAGCTTTTGGTACAAGTCCGTTCCAATCTTTGGCTCAATATAAATACGCTGTGCTTGTAACACATACGGTAACAAGATTTGTGGGTCTACATTCAAGTTAATTGCTGTGCTGTCTTTCAGCTTTGCTTCTGATATAAATAATACGTATGCCATAATTAATTGTAATATCCGTTATTTTTCATTCTCATAGGTGGTATAGCTACTAGCTTGTCGTTCTGTTCAGCAGTAAACCCTTCACTCCTAGCTTTAGTGTAGTTCACTAAAACATCATCATCTAAGTCATCTTTATAGTAAACACTATCAGCGTCTTTTAAGTCTGTTGAACGCCAAATCTGACGCAACCAATAGTGCCTGCAATTAGGTCCTCCTTTGTACAAAAATAAATCATAAGAATTTCCGTTATGTCCGAACCCTGCATTTACAGAATTGCTATTTGCTCCTACTATATCTTTCTTTCTGTAAATCTTCCCTGCTCCTACCATTTGCCTGCAAAAGCTTCTGCTAGTTCCTGAACGATTAGGTAAGAAATTATCAGTTGCGTAAACATATCTCACTTTATAAAAAGCATTTCCTTCTCTGTTAAGTCCGTCTTGACTATCTCTAGCATTAGGGTTAGCTCTAATTGTTGAAGCAAAATCAAATTTTTCAAAAGCTATGTCGTTTAACTCTTGTTCAAAGTCAAAGTTTAAGTGTTCGCCATTAACCATTTCTTCATCTATAACTTCATAGCCTTCAGGCACGTCTTCTCCATACTCAGCTATAAATTTTTCAAGTCCGCTTTCGTCCATATCTAAATGAACACAAGCTCCCAAGTCTTCTCTTACTTCTACATTAGCAGCAGGTTTCAATCCTAGTTCCTCACGTATTTCGTCTTGCGTCATAACTGCTTTCAAGTCTTCAGATGTAAACTCAACTGTAATAGGTTTTAACTGAACAAAACTTACAGGTAAGTCTATATTGTTTACTGAGAATATAGTTTGTAAAGTGTTTAAGATATGTTGTTGTAAAGGTTGAACCACAGTATTAAGATAAAAATTCGCTGCTGCGTTAAGTTCGTCTACGTTTGAACCTAAGCCTGTATCTGACTTAATACCCATTAACATAGGTGAAGTCACTCTATGTCCTGTAAGGATGTTTTGAACTAATAGCTCCTGAAGTGCTAAGTATTGTTCAGAAGCGTTAGAAACAGCTATAGGGGTTATCTCAGGTGTTCTAGTCTTATCGTCTGAGAATGTTAAAATAAACTTCCCTGAGTTTCTTGCTCCTGTAAATTTATCAGTAAGACTTTGTTCTATCTGAAATCTCTCCTCTTGCGTAGGCACACCATTAGCAAAAGAAATAAAGTAGCTCCCGCTAAATCCATTTTCTATATTGTTTAAATGAAACTCCGCAACTCTTTGGTCTACTAAAGCCCAATTATTAGCTGCTATGTAATCAGGTGTATGATAGCAGTCCATATTAGGACTGTAAGCACCTGTATAAAGTAATTGACTAGTAGCTGTTCTATCGTTAGTATTAAACGCTGCTATCTCGGTTGGTGGGTTTTCTCTTTCGTTAGCCCAATTAGAACATATATAGTAAGTATCAACTTGACCTAAGTCATTTGGTATTCCTGCTCTTACTCGTTCTACAGGCACGTGATAGACCTCAGCAATTTTAGTTCTTTCTGTATTCCAAATAATGTGTATTGCGTAAGCTCCCTGAAGTTTAAAATCAAAAGCTAATTTCTTAACTACTTGGTGTAAAGTTTCTTTACCGTTAGCGTGTCTAAAAAACTTCTTCAATTCTACATAAGCGTCTAAGTCTGTATTTTCATCTTCACAAACTAAGTCCTCACCTGCTATCATCTCTGCTGTTGCGTTTATAATCGCTGCATGAGTTGAACTATTATAGTAAAGGTCAATTAAGAACTGAGGGTACAGGTTTCGCCATTCTTCCGTTCCGTACTCTATGTACTCTTTACCCTGAACTTCCTGAATTATAGGTGCAGTTTGTGTTTCTAGGTTTATACTAAGTATGTTTTCCATTTTATAATTTTGATAGATAAGTATTTATGTTAGCAGTTAAAGCAGCACTTGTTGAAGTATAAATTTGAACTTCTTTTATAGTTCCGTCAAAAAAGTCATTAGTGCTGTATGAACCCATATTATCGATTTTAATTGTTCCTCCTTTATTTACCTGTGCCGAAATAGAAGCTCCATTATAATAAGCGTCTAAATTATTAGAACTATCTCTCGTAATTACTATATAACCATCTCCAAAATTCCCTGAAGCTAAAGTAAAATCAGCAGGTCCACCTGTTGGTCTAACTCTTATTTCATTAGTAGCTTGCAAATTAATGAAAGCATTTGTACCGTCATCATCTCCTAACATAGTTCCTGTTCCACTTGAAAAATCTCCTCTTATTGCTATTGTCGCCTCACTACTTGCTGCTAAATTAATTTGATTAGAAGCTAAATTGTCATCAGTTCCATCAAAAGTCAGCACACCCCCACTATAAGCAGGTTGGTCTGAAGCAGTAGCTTGTGACAAGTCATGCCCTTTACCTGAGCTATCAGCCCAAGCCGAAACATCAGAACCATTTAATGTAATTCCTGTTTGATTTTTATACCACGCTTCTAAACTTGTTTCATCAGATGGTTTCCAACCTAGCGTATTAGTACTTACTAAACTTAATGCTTGTTTAAGTGCTAACATTATATAACTTGGTCATAGTAACATATAGCTAATCCACTAGTCAAAGTGATAGCTGTACATTGAAGAAATAAAGTCGTTCCTGCAGGTATAGTCGTGTGAAGACTTGCTACTGCTGAACCTGTTCCTGTTTGTACATTAGTAGCTGCTATTGAAGCTATCACACTTTCAGTAACAAAGTGAATTGCATAATAGTCTTTACTTGTCATTGCCGTTGTTGTAATAACATCACATCTATTTTTCCCTAGTTGCTCAGTTAATAATTGTTGTACATTTTCTATTGCCATTTTTTTTTATTTTATTGTCCGTAATATATATAGTTTGTTTCTGTTGGTGCTTCTCTTTGTTTGTATCGAACTTGCTGAGTTCCGTCTTTTTCTGCTAGATACATTTTACCCTTAGTAACTAATCCCTGAACTACTCCTTTATCGTTAGCAGCAGGACTTAAAACTTCATCTTCATTAATAGGTGCATATCCGTGGCTTACTGTTACTGTTCCAATCCAACTGACTTCATAAACTTCATACTTCCAATATCCTGAAGGAAACAATTTTGTTTCGCCTGAATACATATCAGGTGATGTTGACGCATAGCTTATAGTAATTTTAGTAAACCTATCTTTAATTGTTTCAGTAGAACCATAAGCATAATGAACGGACTTATCTAAGTCATTGGTGAATTTAATTAAGTGTCTTATCTGAGTAGAAGCTACAGAAGTATTTATACGATTGTCCTCAGTTTGTACATATATATTAAAGCCTGTTTCAGTTATTGCTTGTATCATAGTTAGTTTGTCTAGTATATAATAGAAATACTATGAATTTATTTGTATTCAGTTAGTAATAAAAAGAAAAAGGAGTGCCTAAGCACCCCTCAATCAAGAATATATAAGAAAACTACTAAGATGTAACTATTGTTCCCATTGTAAATGCTGAGTTGTCAAATGCGTCTGTAGTGTAATCTGCTACCATTGGGAATGGCTCTGCTTCCATTCCGTCAAATGTAAGAGTATATCCTGAACGGTCACCCCAAGCAGCACCACTATCCATAGTTCCTGCATTAAGTTCCATTCCGTTAGTTACTCCTAAAGCTACAATCACATTATGTCCGTTTGTTAAAGTTGCATTTAATTCTGCAAAACAAATTAATTTAGTTTGACCTAAAAGTTTAATTTGATTTTGGTCTTCTTTTGTCAGTTTGTTTAAAACTACATTTAAAGTAGGAGTGTAGAAAATTGTTCCGTTATCTCTACTTCCTGTAATTGTTTCTGACAAACTTGCTGCTCCTAAAGGAGTAGTGTATCTGTATAGGGTATTTGAACCCATTTCAATATCCGTTACTTCCCCTGAAGCTACTACAGGAAGTGGGCTGAATTGGTCATAAACTCCGAAATAAACATTTTTTATTCCTCCTAAAATTCTATTACAATCAAATCCTCTACCTTTTGTTAATGCTGTACACGCCATGTTATTTTATGTTTTAAAGGTTAAAGGAGTGAGAGCCGAAACCCTCACTTCTATAAATTAATTTTATTATGATTGTCTTACGATATCAGCTCCAACTCCTGTCTGAACACCTGCTGAGTAACGAGCAACTAATCTCATATTGTCAGATCCGTCAAGAGTAGCCATGTCCATCAAAGTAATTCTAGTCGCATCTGAAAGTAAGTCAGTTCCGAAGAACATGTTAGATTTTTGAGCAATAACAACTTCATTGTCATTCATACCATTACAAACTGCGATATTGTACCCTTCAAATACAGGAACATAGTCACCATTCATATTGTAAGCGTTTACATATCCTAAAGTAGAAATAGCAGAAATGTAGTATCTGTAAGTCTTTTGGTTCATATAGATATGTAAATCTTCTTTTCCTAATACTGCTGTAGGAATAGCTGCTACTGCTGCTTGTAAGTTAGCTATGATGTTAGCTGCTGAGTATGCTGCTGAAGCTGCGTCCTGAACAACTGTTGCGTCAACACCCGGTAATAAAAGACCTGTAACTGCTCCATTGAAGCCATTGAATTGTCCTGCTACTGCAGTTCCACCCCATATACTGTCTTCTGTTGCTTCTGCAATAATTTCACCCATGTAAGAAATTACATAGTCATTAAAGCTTGCAGGTGGTGGAGCTCCTGCTCCTGCTCTCATTTGTAAAGCTTCCCAACTGTCTAATAAAGTAGACTTGCAAAGGTCTAAGTTGATTTGTAAGTTTTTTGGTTCTAAAACTTTTTCTGTA